AGGGCCGGGTTCAGGTTGTAGCCCATGAACGTGAGCCCATTGAAGAACACTTCCACCAGCTGCGTGCCGGAGGTGTTGGTCGCGTCCGGGGCCGGCGCCGTGCTGGCCGGCAGGAGCGTCAGGAGGAACGTGGGGGCCACGCCCACCACCACGGGGATGGTCAGGGCGAACAGCTCCTGGCCGCTGGCCGAGCTGGCGAGGATCTTCGCTCCCGTCGCGCCCGTGGGGGCGGTGGCCAGGACGCCGCTGACCGTGTTGGCGCTGGTCCCGGCCGGGACGGCCACGCTGGTCTCGGGCGAGGGGGTGGTCACGCCGCCGGCGCCGATCCACTCGTACTTGAGGTAGACGGTCACGCCGCCCGGGATGGTCCCGCCGCTGTTGGCGGTGGCCAGCGAGGCCGGTCCGGCGCCGGGGGCGGCGATCTGGCCGAAGCTGTTGTCCAACTGAAGGGCGATCCCCACGTCGCCGTTGCCGGTCTGGTCGCTCACCGCCGTCAGGTAGCTCTGGCCCGCCACGGCCTTGAGCCGCGACAGCGGGTAGCCCGCCTGGAGTGCCGGCGTGCCAGTGGCGGTGCGGGTGACGGTGATGGTGGTCAGGCCGGTGAGCCCGGTGGTCTCGATCAGCACCTCGGGCTGGGGCTTGCCGGCGTAGCCGGTGCCGCTGAAGGTCAGGGTCATGGCGGTTTCGGCGGTGCCGCCGGCCACGATGAAGTTGGCCCCGCCGCTGACCCCGTCCAGCGCCGCCTGCACGGTGGCCAGCGAGGCGTTGTAGGCGATCGGGGCGGTGCTGGCCAAGACGCCGGCGGCGGTGACGAAGCTGATGGTGTAGGTGCCGGCCGACAGCGTGCCGTTGATGGCCACCGTCTGCACCTCGTTGACGGCCGAGGCCTGGCCGCCGTTGACCAGGGCGTTGACGGGGCCGAAGACCGTCCCCAGGCCAAAGTCGTTGGGGTTGGTGGCCTGCTCGGCCACCACCAGGATGCCCTGGAGATTGCCGGCGGCGACGCCCACCAGGTTGCCCAGCGACGAGCGCGGGCTGATCGAGGTCGGGTCGGTGCGGGCCAGGTCCAGGGCGTAGACCGCCCCCTTGACCAGCTGGGCCCCGGTCTTGTTGATGAACGAGATTTTGGTGGCGTCGAACGAGTCGCCGTTGAACTGCGTGAGTCCTGCGATCATTGGAAGAGTGCTCCGCGGCCCCAGCGGCCGTCGGGAAACGGCCAGTTTCGGGAAGTTTCGAGTTTCGAGTTTCGAGTTTCGAGTTTCGAGTTTCGAGTTGCCGGCCCCGAGTCTCGAAACTTGAAACTCGAAACGGCCAACTGTTCCCAAGCCCCTTCGGCCCGCCGCGGCCGATGCCGCGGCGGGCGAAGAAAGGAGCTTCACAATCGTCCCTACACTCCGCGGATGCGGCCCTGGCGCCGGCGCGACCGGCAGAACAGGTTGTAGTAGGTGTTTTTGTAGACCGCCCAGCTGAACGGCTGGTTCACGCTGCCGCGGATGGGCCCCTCCTCGGTCATGTACCGGTCGCCGTGATACACGGGGAACAGGTACTCGAGGTTCACCCAGTCGAACTTGGGCTGGCCGGCGGTGTAGACCGAGTCGAGGTTCTCGATGTACTCCATCTCCACGCCATTGAACGAGGCGTCCGACCCGTACCCCGCGTCGTTGGCCTTGCGGAGCCGGTCGTTGGCGTCGCGGTTCATGTTGGTGTAGAGGGTGATCCCTTCCAGGTTGGTCAGGATGCAGATCTTCGCGTCGTTGGTCGCCGGGGAGCCGACCTGCTGGTTCAGCCCCTTGATCTTCTTCCAGTGCAGCTTCACCCACATCCGGTCAAAGCTCTTGTAGAGCGTGCCCGTGGGGTCGGCCAGGGTGTAGGTCTCCACCTGGTTGCGCCACTGGGCCTGGGTCGCGGGGTTGACCCCCATGACGGTCAGCACGCCCAGGGCCTGGTACTGCGTGGGGGCAAACCCGTCGTCGGTGATGAAGCACTGGATCGACTGTGCCCCGAGCCCTGAGTCCAGCTCCATGTCGTTGGGGTCGGGCGTCAGGTACAGCTGGTTCTCCATCGAGTCCCAGATGTCCAGGTAGGCCGCCTGCTCCCAGCTGGTCTTGAGCCGGGTGTAGACGTCCACCGCGTTGCCGCCGGCCGCCATATTTAAATTCACTTGCTCATTGGTCCAGGCATAGTTCCCCTGGTGGAAGCGCCAGGGGCACCCCACCTGCGTGAGCGTGTCCACGCCGCGGGGCTGGAGGTTCTGGTTGGGCCGGTAGAAGCCGGCGTTGTTCATCTTGGTCAGCTGGATCTGATCGATGATCTTGCTGCCGGTCTGGACGATCTCGTCGTTGCCGCGCCCCTTGAGCATCATGGCCAAGAGGTAGGTGCGGCGGGCGGCGTCGTTCAGGATATCCGTCGTGGGCGTGATCTTGTGGGCCTTGGTCGCGAGGACGAAGTCCACGAAACTTGGCAGTGCTGTCCCGTCTGCGGACATGGGCTGTCACTCCGGTGGTCCCGCTGGCCAGCGGGGTTGCCGGAGGCAGGCGGGGTCAGCGGCCGTCGACGGCGCGTCGGGCCTCGTCGGGGGACAGTCCGTTGGAAAGCTGCTCGAAGATCGCCTTGTTGCGCTCCTTGTCGGTCAGGGCGCGTTGGGCGGCGGGCAGCGTCGTGCCCCTCTCGGGGCTTCCTCGCAGGCTGTCGCGACGGCGGTCCAAGAGCGCCTTCTGGGCGGCCGCTTGGGCATTCGTGCGAAATAGACTCGCCGCCGCGTCCTGCACCGCTTCCCGATACCGGTAGCTGTTCAGGTCTCCGGCGGCCCGAATCAGCAGGTCGGCCTTGTCGCGCAGAGCCTTCTCCTCCGCCTGCCCGAGCTTCTCGAAGCCGCTTTGCTTCTTGAGGTCGGACAGGGCGTCGGACCACTCGCGGGCTTCCATCTGCTGGAGCACGAAGTGGAGGGCCGCCTGCGTGGGCGCCACCTGCTGCATGACCGCACCGACCGCGCGCTGGATGCCGCGCGAGTAGGTGTTCGCCAGGTCGTCGCCGCCGAGTGATCGGAGGGTTTCGAGGTCCCGCGGGTCCACGAACGATTGGGTGTCGAGCTGCTGACCGGTGAGGGGATGGGTCAAGGTCCCGGGGGACGCTTCCGCACCCGTCGAGCCCTTCGCAGCCGTTGGCTGGGTTGGGGGCCGCTGTTGCTCACCTGCCGGCTGGCCCGTGTCGTTCGCGGGCTGCGGGGTTGCCGCTTCCTGCGTCTCCGGGATCGCCTGCGTTGTCGCAGCTGATCTATGCCCTGGTTGACTTGCGTCAGTTCCGGCACGGGTCCGCTGCTGATAGTCCCTATCGGCCTGTGCCTGCGAAGCCTTGAACTGGTTGACGATGGCCTTGCGGTTGGAAGGCGGGATGTGCTGCCACACGCCCAGGTCGAACTGGGCCCGCTTCAGGACTTGCAGGTCCTCGGGAGTGATCGAGGAAGTTTCGAGTTTCGAGTTTCGAGTTTCGGTCCCCCCGTCCCCTTGTCCGGCCGTCTCCCTGTCCCCCTGTCCCTCCGCCGCAGACGGAGCCGCCGCCGGCTTCCCTGCCGGCGGCCTCTTGGCGTCACGGTACAGCTCCCGGTTCACCTTCTCCGGCGGCTCACCCCGAGCCAAACGAGCGAACGCTTCCCGAGCGGGGTCTTTCGGCGGCGGGGCTGCGTTGCCGCCACCCGCGGCGTCGTTCGCTGGCTGGGGGGGAGCCGCCGTCGGTTGGACGCCAGGCGAAGGGCTGTGAGTCTCCTGGGCCTGGGTCGGTTCCGTCGGTTCCAAAACGGGGGCTGCCGTCTCCGTCATGATGTCGCGGCCTCCATGCCGCCGGGGCGGGCGGGGTTCCCGCGGCAAGGTTCATATTCCTTGCACCGCGGTCCTGCCGGCCCCTCCGCGGGCGAGCTCACTCCCGCACCAACCCGGTACGGGCCATGATCTCGCGCTCGTGCCGCCGACTTTCGACGATCGGGTGGCCGCCGCCGTCCTCCCGGCACATCCCCGCCAGCTCCGTGTTGGACCAGCGGCGGGATACGTAGGGGTACTTCGCGTCGGCCCGGGCCTTGGCGATGTTGACGACGGCGATCGAGGGGATGCGGACGGAGGTGCTCCGGCCACACGCGGAACACCGGCGGGTGCTGCCAAGGGCAGGCGCGTCGGTGATGCGGTGATGGTGGGCCTCGTTGTGCCCGCAGCCCGTGCAACCGAATTCGTAAGCCGGCACAGTGGGGTTGTCGGACCTTATGCCCCGGTTTAGAAGAGCGCGGCTCAGGCTGACGTATAAATCGTGCCGATGGCGGGGTATAGTTGGTGCCGTAATTGGCCCAATCCAGGACCGATCGGCTCAGCGGCGTGGCGTTCGCGCCGCGGCGGTCCTCGATTGTCTTTCGCGCACCCGCACAACCGCGAGGCGAGATGCACCCTTGCAAACGCGCCCAGCCCCCCGCCCGATTGGTCGAGAAGAAGCTGCGCTTCACCGCCCTCACGGTGGCCCGGGTGCAGGCCTACCGCCAAGCCCGCGACGGCAAGCCCGAGGCGGACGCCTGGCGCGATCTGGTCTACGCCGGCCTGGCGGCCCTGAGCGTGCCCCCCCTGCCCGCTCCGCCCTCCATCCCCCTAACCAAGGCCGCGTGAACCATAACCACCGCCCCTATCCGCGCCTGGCGCTGGACGGCTCCGACCCGCGGGCCAATGCCCAACTGTTCCGCCACGTCCTGAAGGGGAAGCTGAATGCCTTGAACCTCGACGCCGGGGGCCTCCTGATGGAGCACCGCCGCGGGCGGCTGGCCCTGCGCGAGGACGCCTGCCACGTGCTGGAGCAGGTCCAGGATCTGATCGGCGAGTGCGTGGCGTTGATCGAGCAGGTGCGCGAGCTTCCGCCGCAGCCCCAGCGGGGGCCCCCGGCGTGAGGCCCTCGATCTTCATGTCGCCATGATCGGCGCGCCTGTTGCGGCGGGCGCTGCCGGGGTATAGCCTTGCGGCAAAAGGAGTCGCTTCATGCGCACTGCTACCATCGACCAGAGCTGCCCCGAGGACATCCGCTCGACGCTGAACAACGCGGCCGAGGGCGCCCCGGTCTCCATTCGCCCGCTCCTGCGCGGGTCTTCCAACGAGGCCCAACTCGACGAGATCCAGGCCCGCGAGGCCCAGGGCTGGCAGGACGGGTTCCTGGCCGGGGTGCGGGCCGGGACGACCACCACCGGCAAGTCGATGGCCGGCTACAAGGGCAAGATCCTCAGCTTCGGCGGGTGATCCCTCACGCCGCCGCCGTCTTGTGCCTGACCGGGACCGCCACCGCCGCCGGCCGGCCCCAGGTGAGGTTGCAGCAGAAGCGCACGAAGACGTGCTCCACCATCCACAGCTCGCCCACGTGCGGGCCATCGTCCATCACCACGTAGAGCGTCAGGTGCAGATCGTGGTGCGCGTGCGAGAGGGCGTAGACTGTCGCCCGCCCGATCGGCCCCTTCCAGGCCTGGCCGCCAACCGTCCCGCCGACGATCTCCACGCACCAGGGCAACGGCAGATGTGCGTTCACGTCCCGCATGTCGGCCTTTTGGGGCGATGTCCCCCTGTCCCCCTGCCCCCCTGCCCCCCTGTCCCCCCCGAGGCTACGCCGCGCCCCGGATGCGTAAAAGCTGCTGGGCCGAGACGTTGCCCGGATCGACGTCCGGACTGCTGCCGATCGCCAGGGTCTTGAGGTTGCGCAACGCCAGCAGCTTGTCGCCCAATCTCTGCACGAACGGCACCACGCCCTGCGGCGTCCCCGGCGTCATCGGCGGCGGCGGCGGGTTGCCCGCTTGCAGCGCGTTGCCCGGTCCCGTCGCCCCCGGCCCCGGACCAATTCCCATCCCCGCGGGACGTCCCGGCGCCGCTCCTCCTGAACCCTGAACCCCGAACCCCGAACCCCCTCCGCCCCCTCCGCCCCCTCCGGTGCCCGGCCGATTGGCCGGCCAGCCCGGGAACGCCGAGGGCATCCCCGCCACCGGCGCCCCGCCCGCGGCCAGCTGCACGCCCTGGTTGGCGCCGGGGCCCAGCGCCTGCGTGGCCCCCGGCCCGGCCATCTGCATGGTGCCGGGCGGGCCGATCTGGTTGCCCTGCTGCTGGAGCAGCTGGATGCCGTTCTGGTTGAAGATCTGCTGGGCAAAGTCGGGGATGTTGTGGGCTTGCCCGATCATGTCCAGGATGTTGGTCCAGTTCACGAAGGGGAACTGCATGATCATCGGGCTGATCTCGGCCACCAGGGCGACCAGCATCTGGGCGCGCTGCTGCTCCACCGCCGGGTCGACCCGGCGCATCGAGTAGGGCTCGATGTCCAGGAACAGGTCCGACCAGTTGGAGTCCTCCTGGCCGGGCTGGATGCCGCCCAGGAACAGACCCTCGAAGGGCTGGTTGGTCATCGGGTCGCGCATCGAGACGGGCATGACGACGCTGGGATCGTGGTACAGGTACCACCCCACCTTGGAGAGCGCGTCCTTCACCCCCTGTCGCGCCTTGAGGTGAATGAACTCGGTGCGGGCGTCGCTGTTGGCATCGACCAGCGAGGCCTCGGTGGCCGTGACGCCGGCGGGGCGGCCGCGGATGGCGTCGCTCTGGCCGCTGAGCCGGTCGGTCCGGGCCAGCAGCATCTGCAGGTACTCCAGCCGGTCTTGCTGGGCCCCCCCCAGCTCCAGCTGGATCACCTGCTGGGCGTTGAGGCCCTTGACGCCGAACACGCCGCCGTTCTCGGCCCGCTGAATCAGGTTGAGCAGCTCGGTCTGGGCCGCGTCCGCCAGCACGATCCTCTTGTGGGACGCCGCTTCCTTGGCGGCCGCCCCGGCGTGGGCGTTCAGCTCCAGGGCCTGCTCGGCGAAGGCCGCGATCGGCGACAGCGGGTAGACCTGGTCGGGGACGACGTAGACCCCAAAGCAGCTGAACGGCCCTTCCGCCGGCCCGTGGTAGGCGGTGGGCTCGCGCACCCAGGCGGACCGTTCCGTGCCGCTCCCCCCGTAGAGGGCCAACGTGCCGATCTTCTGGTACTCGGGAAAATAGAGCTCGTAGAGGGTGCAGCGGTCGCGGTGGACGTCGGTGCGGCTCTTGGGGGTGATGCGCTCCTCCTGGCTGCGGCCGGGGAAGGGCTCATCGTCCGGCGTCATCGCCTTGACCACCTTCTGGTCGTAGCGCTCGTCCCCCCGCATGTCCTTGGCGTCGCGCTGGAACTGGTGGCCCAGCAGCCGGGCGGTCTGCCAGTGGGCACACTGGCTGTCCACGATGAAGTTGCTGGGGCTGATCCGCACGCAGTAGGGCATCAGCGCGTCCATGGTGAATCGCTCCTGGACGCCCCCCCTGATGCCGGTGTTGAAATCCGAGCGCGGCTCGATGCCGGTCTTGAGCACCCCGAAGCTGAACAGCATGTCCACCATGGCCGCCTCGATCTCGTCGCGCAGGCGGACTTCCTTGATCCAGCCGTTTAGCCCCATTTCCATGAACCGGGCGATGGCGTCGTGGGTGATCATCCGCTTGGCCGACACGGTGACCGCCGGGTTGTCGAAGCAGATGTTCGGCAGCATGGTCGCCAGGTAGGTGAAGAACAGGTTCTCGGGCACCGGCTTAGTCCGCATGTCGGTGCGGTAGTAGTTGCCCACGAACGACTTCACCAGGCGGGTGGCCAGGGAGACGTGCCGCTTGCGCAGGTCCTCGCTGGCCTTGATCTCCATCCAGATGTGGTCCGCGTCCAGATCGAGCACGAAATGTGCCTTGGTGCAACCGCCAGGGTGTTGCCGGTCGGGGGCCGGCGGGGTAGGGTACGGGTGCCTTGTAGATCGCCGCTCCCGTGCCGCATGATGGCACGAAGGGCGGCGTCGGTCGTTCCGGGGCCGCCCACGGCGATGGGCGGCCCCGCTCCTTATCGGTTGGAAGGCAGCAGACTATTCGAGCTTGAACGGGTCCGGCGCTTCGGCCTTGCGGCCGGGATGCAGCACCTCGTGGAGCTTGAACACCTCGCCGTAACTCCCTTGCGGATAAGGGATTTCCTTCTCCTGGTACTTCTCCACCTCGCCCAGCGCCTTGTTGGCGTAGGCCAGGGCCAGCACCAGGTCGTCGTGGTCGCCCCGCGGCGCCCCCATCACCAACTCGCTGTCGCGGGCCTCCTGCACCTCGATGGTCGAGCGGCTGCTCATGAACTGGAACTTGCCCAGCTGCCGGTGGGTCTCGCGGCCGCGCAGGGTGATCTCCGGGGCCAGCGGGCGCCCGCCGATCCCCTCGGGGGCCAGGGCCCGGCGCAGGCTGCCGATGGTGGGATCGCCCGCGAAGCGGTGGTGCCCCAATTCGTCCGAGTGCCGCGGGCGTGAGCGCTTCGTGTCATCCCGCCGGTAGTACTGGAAGGCGTAGCCCATCTCATCGTACAGCCGCCGCATGACCGGCAAGCCCACCTGGCGCTCCCCCAGCATGAACGCCTGGTTGAAGTACCACCCCAGCCCGAACAGCACCTCGCACCAGGACGCATCCCCCCAGTGCCCCAGGGCCTCGGCCACCTGCTCGCCGCTTTCGCGGTCGAGCACCACCGCCGCGTCGTAGTCCCCGGTGACCAGGCCCAGGGCGGAGTCGTGTCCCACCACGTAGCGCCGGCCGGCGACCGGCGCGCGGAAGATCGTCACCCGCCCCCTTGGGTCGAGCGCCCCCTGCTTGAACGCCAGCAGACCCTTGATCGTCTTGCCCTTCTCGATCCGGGTGACCACGCGGGGGTCGTCCGGGTTGGGCGCCGGCAGCAGCTCGAAGCCCCCCGTCATGGCCTCGGGGGGGTCGAGCAGGTTCTGGCGCTGCTCCTCCAGGCGGTTCAGATCGAAGATGGGCGTGCCGGAGAAGTCGCGGAAGCCCCCGCCCAGGCGGACGAGCTTCTCGGCCTCGCTGTTGAACTTGCGGCCGCGGTACCAGGCCCGATCCCCCTCATCGGCGCCGGGGTTGTCATCGATGCCGCCGCGCGGCCAGCACCAGGTGGTGGGGTGCGACTGCCGCCGCATCGCCTGCCCCTCGGTCAGCCCCTGGGCCAGGTGGTGGCCGAGCCAGGGCAGGTAGATCTCCCGGTGCATGTAGGTGATCCCCTGCGTCGCGGTGGCCGCAAAGACGAACTTGGTCTTGCGCAGGCCGCGGCGGCGCATCTGCATCTCGGTCCATAGCGCGTGCGGGGGCTGCTCGTCGAAGATGACCAGATCCGGGTTGATCCCCTGGATGTGCGTCCAGCTCGAGTCGCCCGACACCAGGAACATCATCGACCCGTTGGGCCAGGTGTAGGTGTGATCGACCTTGTTGAAGCGCAGCCCTTCCCCGTCAAAGCAAGTGGTCTCCAGCTGGCTGCGCAGCAGCTTGAATTGTTTGTAGGTCTCGCAGCACCAGACGATCAACTGCGGCCAGGACTTGATCGCCAGCCACGGGTGCGAATGCGTGGCCCACCAGTTCACTTCCGTGCCGGCGGCGGTGGTTTTTCCGAAGCCATTGCCCGGGAACAGGGCGCGGATGATGTGATCGGCCTGGTGGAACTGCCGCTGTCCCGCCAGGTGCGGCCGGTACCAGTCGCCGGGCCGGGCCCGGCGGTGCAGCTCCACGCGCTGATGGTCCTCCAGCGCCAGGAGCATGGCGGCGCGCTCATCGGCCGAGAGCCTCAGTGCGGTCACCCCGCCGCCTCGCTGGCCACGAGCAGGAGCGACGCCGCGGCCGCAACCGCCGCAATCCATCCCCAGCCGGCGGCGGAGGGGAACACCTTGACCGTCACCAGCACGCTGGCCGCGGTGAGCAGGTCGCGGGCCAGGGTCTCCATCGTTCGTCTCATGCCGCTCATGCCGCTTCCCTCCATCCTTCAGTTCCGGCACGGTTGCCGCGGCACCCCTCGCCCCGCGATCGGCTCATCAGCGCCATGCGGTCGGCGACGCGGCGGGCTTGCTCCAGCGGCCGCGCCACCAGCGGGTCGGCCCAGATCTCGGCATGGAGCATCCGCAGGTTCAGGATGGCCTTGCGGATGAGGTAGCGCAGGTCGCAGTCCCCGACGCCGTCGGGATGTTCCACGTCGCTCACGCGGCTGGCCGCCTTCTGCCCTCTGCCCGCTGGACCGTGCCGGAACCAACGGCGTCGGCCACGATCGCCCGGTGCAGCCCCACCAGGGCGTCCTTCAGCTCGATCTGCACGCCGCCCTTGCGCTCCACCACCAGCCGCGGCGTGCCCGGCGAGCTCCGGCAGATGCGGCGGAAGGTGGTCTGGTCCAGCACCTCGGCTGCGACGGCCACCTTGGCGGTGAGCATCTCGCACAGCTGGGCGCGGGTGATGGCCTTCTCTTCGTACAGCCGCAGCAGCGACCCGACGGGAATCTCCCGCTCGGTGGACGGGTCCAGGCGGCCCACGAAGTATTGCCCCTCCACCGTGCCGGAACCATCGGCACTCATCTGCGACTTCACCTGGGCTTTGACCCCCTTGGGGCCCTCGATGTAGTTCTTGACCAGCTCCCCGACGAAGCCGATCCGGTCCACCCGCACGTCGCTCCGTGGCCCCGTTTCGAGTTTCGAGTTTCGAGTTTCGAGTTTGTCATCGGCCATCCGTGGCCTCACTTTCTGGTTGGTTCGTTTGGCTCTCACGGCCCACCGCCACGATCCAGTGAAGGTTACGCGCGCGGGGCGCGATGCGTCTCAGGTCCGCCAGGCACGCTCGGGCCGCCTGCCGCAGGAAATCCGCCAGCAATCCCGATCGCTCCAGCCGCCACAGCCTGGCGGCGGGGAAGGCCATGTCGCTCCTTACCAACGGCGACTGCGGCATGTCGCGCGGGTCGGCCTCTCCTTTCAAGAAGATCGCGATCTGTCCGCACGGCTCCGCGGCCGGGGCCGGGACGCGATCGAGCTTCGCCAGCGTGTCCACCAGCTCCCCCAGCGGGAACCCGTCCAGCACGTCCGCGTCGGACACTCCCAGCTCGAACGCATTCACGCCGCCTCTTTTCGGGTTTCGGGTTTCGGGTTTCGGGTTTCCGCGTCCGCGTCCGCGCCCGCGTCCGCGTCCGCGTCCGGGTCTTTGCCCAGCCTCCGCAGAACGCCCACCGGCAGCAGGTGCGGCTTGTCGGCAAAGGCCGCGACCAGCTCCTCGTCGCTCATCCGGCTGCCCGCCTTGGTCTGCGTCTCCACGTCCCCGCGTCCCCGCGTCCCCGCGTCGTACTCCCCCAGCAGCTCCAGCAGGAGCTTCCGGTCCTGGTGTCCTTCCCGGCCGATCTCCTTGGCCGACTGGACCAATGCATCCAGGACCGGCGCCAATTCGTCGGCGCAGCAGTCCCGGTACGCCTTGCTGGCCCGGGCCTTGAACAGCGGGTCGGCCAGGCAGCGGTACCACGTCGAGTAGTGAATCCCCAGCCGCCGGCAGCGCTCGCGCACGGTCAAGCGCCGCTGCCCCGGGTCGGCCAGGCTCTCGACGATCGCCGCCTCGGTGTCGGCCGGCCCGGCGGGGAGGGCCTTGTCCAGCTCGCGTCGCGTGCCTCGCGCAAGAGGCACAGCACCGCCACGGGGCGACTCCTTGCTCGCGCGGGCGCGTGGCCCGTCGCGTTTGGTTGCGGGGCGGGGTCGCTTGCCCTGTTGCTTGCCCTGTTGGCGGCGCGGCATGGATTTGGCCGAAAGTCTATGCCGTGGTAGGGTCGGGAGGTCAGGACCACGGAGGGCAGCCCGCTTGGACGGATGCAAGTCTGCCGGTTCTATCGGCCTTTTACAAACGGAGGCACAGGATGACCCCACTCCAGCGCCTCAGCCGGGCCCGCCAGGCCTGCAACGAAGCAAAGAAGGTGCTGCTGTACGCCCACGAGCACCTGGAGGGCGCCGGCGAGCCGCT